GAAACAAAATATGGTACAATAGTTCTATGAATTATGAAGCAAGCAAACAATTAACTGATGTACGATTTAAGCGCCTTGTTGGTGTTCAGCGCACTACTTTTGAAGAGATGTTAGCTGTGTTAAAAACAGCTTATCAACGTAAACACGCAAAAGGTGGCCGAACCCCTAAGTTAAGCTTAGAAGATCTCCTCATGGCTACTCTTCAATACATGCGAGAATACCGCACTTATGAACAAATTGCGGCTGATTTTGGCATTCACGAAAGCAACTTAATCCGTCGAAGTCAATGGGTTGAATCAACTCTTATTCAAAGTGGTTTTACGATTTCAAAAACTCATCTTAGTGCTGAGGATACGGTGATTGTGGATGCAACAGAGGTAAAAATCAATCGTCCTAAAAAAATCAACTAGCGAATTATTCTGGTAAAAAGAAATGTCATGCTATGAAGGCTCAGGCGATTGTCACAAGCCAAGGGAGAATTGTTTCTTTGGATATTGCAGTGAACTATTGCCACGATATGAAGTTGTTCAAAATGAGTCGCAGAAACATCGGACAAGCTGCTAAAATCTTGGCAGACAGTGGTTATCAAGGGATCATGAAGATGTATTCACAAGCGCAAACTCCGAGGAAATCAAGCAAACTTAAGCCACTAACTCTTGAAGATAAAACCTATAACCATACGCTATCCAAAGAGAGAATCAAGGTTGAGAATATTTTTGCCAAAGTAAAAACGTTTAAAATATTTTCAACAACCTATCGAAATCGACGCAAACGGTTTGGATTACGAATGAATTTGATTGCTGGAATGATCAACCGTGAACTAGGATTTTAGTTTCGCAGGAAGTCTAATATACAAATAACTATTCTAAAGGATGACACCTTGTTCTTCTAGATAAAATAGCTTTACAAGTAGGTTAAAATTTGGTAGAATTGTGAGAGTGTGTGATGGACGCACAAAAAACGGCTAATCCGCTGAGACAAGTACTTAAGATTAGTAAGAGAAGGAGAATAAAAATGAATCCATTAATTCAAAGTTTGACAGAAGGTCAACTTCGTTCTGATATCCCTGAGTTCCGTGCTGGTGATACTGTACGTGTTCACGCTAAAGTTGTCGAAGGTACTCGCGAACGTATTCAGATCTTTGAAGGTGTTGTTATCTCACGTAAAGGTCAAGGAATCTCAGAAATGTACACAGTACGTAAAATTTCTGGTGGTATCGGTGTAGAGCGTACATTCCCAATTCACACTCCTCGTGTTGATAAAATCGAAGTTGTTCGTTATGGTAAAGTACGTCGTGCTAAACTTTACTACTTACGCGCATTGCAAGGTAAAGCTGCACGTATTAAAGAAATCCGTCGTTAATTTTGATGATCAGATTTTAAAAATGCTTGGTTGTTTGAGGATAGTAACTATGTTTTAAAACTGGACAACCAAGACGTAAAAAATCTGCCTGTGGGCAGTTTTTTTACTAGGTCCCCTTAGTTCAATGGATATAACAACTCCCTCCTAAGGAGTAATTGCTGGTTCGATTCCGGCAGGGGACATGTAAATAACGTCAAAAGCCTTTGTATTAAAGGCTTTTTGTTTTATTCCGATTTTAAAAGGGGCACAAAAGGGGCAGTTTGTTTATTTATAATTTCTTTCATATTTACAGTTGTGTGACTGTAAATAGATAATGTTGTTTTTGGATCGCTGTGACCAACTCTATCCATTATCGCATTTAGCGGTATCCCTTTTTCTGCTAAAAATGATATATGCGAGTGTCTAAATAAGTGCGTGTGATAATCTCCATAAATTTTCAATCGCTTATTGATGTACGCGTTTAAAATCGGTACACCGTTCGAATTTGGAAAGACGAATGAACTTGTCTTTTTCTGTCTATTGACGATATCTAAAATATTATCTGATACAGATATTTTGCGTGTTGATTTTTTGGTCTTGGTCGTAGTGATTTCTCGTGTGTTAAAATCGTAAGTTGCATTAATCAGAATTTCTTTATTTTCAAAATCTATTTTGTCGTAAGTCAGACAAGCTAATTCTCCATACCGTACACCCGTCAAAAACATGAATAAAACGATGTCTGCGAGCGTTTGTTCGTCATTGTCTATCATTCTATTGCACAGGTCGTAAACCTCGTTAGATGTTAAATAAAGCACCTTTTCAGGCTTGTAATCATCCTTTGGTTTGGGAACTAAGACGTTCTCCGTCGGATTACTTGTCATATAGTCCATTTGTATCGCATAAGAAAATATAGCATGCAATCTCTTTCTACATTTATGCGTAACATGATACGAATTGTGTTTTAATAGTTTATCAATGATTAGTCTAATATCACGTTTAGTCAACTTGTTGATAATTGTATCATCTGGTAACACGGTTGCTATATGACTGTCAGATACTAAATAACCACGTTTTGTGGAGTCTTTGACGGTCGGTATCCATTGCTTTAGATATTCCTTTTTAAGTTCTCCGTAAGTCATTTCTGAGTGATTTCTGATAGCGAGCCTATCTTCAATCTTTTCCTGCAATATTAAACCAGCTTTTTTCTGAGCTTGACTAGAATTTTTATCTAGTGTCACAGATACTTTTTTGTACTTATTTGTTAGAGGGTCAGTATATCTTTCGATATATTTAAATTTCCCGTTGGCTAGCTCCTCTATCCACATTGTTTTATACCTCATTTTCTGTTAAAATAGGTATGGTAAAAACCCCTCCCAAAAAGCAGGTTTTTACTATACTAGAATTTGCCTCACGCTCTCCTTGGCCAAAATTTGAGCGTGGGGCTTTTTTTATTTTGTCTTAAACGTTCTTCCACAATTTGTGCAATGCCAGTTGTTTTTACCCTTTTTCCCAACCAAACCTAGCAATAAGAACGGCCAAGCAATTAAAAATCCGATACAACCGACACAACCATTAAAACCTTTACGGTCTTGGTTCATAAATTGTACTTTTGTACTTTGGCAGTAAGGACAACGCTGTGCAAAAAATCCCATTTTTAATTCTCCTGATTTTGATTTCAGCTTTTAACGTGGTTCAGATATTACACATAGTTATTAATTTTCCTATTTACATTTCGACTGGGGTAAAATGGCACGTTATACAAAATGACGTTTAAATAATTTATGGCTTTCAATGTTCTGATCAACATCTTTCTCATCCCAAATTTGTAACTCCCAAGGATAGTAGTGGTTGCTCTTATTCTTGAAATAAACGTGTATTCCTGTGTAATTATCTTTATCTCGTAAATACCAGTTTTTTAAATCGAACTTATCTTTCCATTCATCGAGTTGCTCCATCACTTGTGAAATATCCTCAGAAGATAAAATGATACGAGCGCCAAAAATGTCATTAAGAATAGAATTTACAGGATAACCATCTTGCCTTTTTGAAAAACGTTCAATTTTGTCTAAGATACTTTCTGATGTTTTGACACGATAGACGTAAGGGATATCTTTGACATCGGCTTTCATCAAATAATCATTGATGGATTCGTGCAAATTCAAGCGGTAATCTAAAATCGCTTGAACAGGTACTTTTGAAAAGGTATGTTTTAGATTAATCTTTTCAACTTTCCCAGTTTCAAAATAATCTTGCGAATAAACAAGGTGTATTCTATTAATTTCCGAGATTAAGCGTTCAACTTTTTCCAGCATATTAATTCTCCTTGTAACTCCCCACAACCTCGCCGATAATCCTAAAATCACTATCTCTATCGATTTGGATATCACTATATTTATCGTTTAGACTATGTAAAAACGCTCCCTCATTGTTTATAAGCAACTGTTTGATATAAGCGTCACCGTAATATTCAAAAACGCCTATATCGCCATCTACGAGCTCTACGGATAGCTTAACGAACACATAGTCCCCAGAGTGATACTCTGGTTCCATAGAATCGCCATAAACCGGTATGACAAAATCAGCGTCATAATCGACTGGTAATTCAATTGTTTCTACTTGTACATCATTTAGATACTGCCCTGTACCAGCTGAAGCTGCGTGGTCGTAGTAGTTGTAAGAGAATAATTCTACTACTGTATTCTTACTATCTTCTACTGTATTTTGTTGTTCTAATTGTGTTTCGGCATAATCAAGCACGTTTAGTTGTCGCTTGTGTTCTAATTGAGAAGAAGTAGAGTTTATTTTTTGTAGGGTAGATGGGATAAGTTCTGGTGATGCGGTTTCTTGGATTTTATATATTTCGTCACCTAAAAGCTTCGATTTTGGTATTCCGAAAATAGAAGCCATTTGTTCTATATTATCCATTAGAGGTTTGTTTCTGCCCACCTCCCAAGCTGAAATGGCTGTTGGAGCTATTTTTAACTTTCTAGCTAGCTCTTTTTGGGTTAGCTTATTTTGTTTTCTGAAATATTTTATATTATCCGATAAGTTAGCCATCTTTTGCTCCTTTACTATTATATGTTTAACAATATTGTACACTTCAAGTGGAATAAATGCAATATTTTTTTAGCAAAATGCAAAAAAACACTTGCAAGTACACTTCAAGTGTAGTATACTATAATCAAGCTTAAGGAATTAAGCAAAACGAAAGGAGGTACAGCTAATGAAATCTAGGCTAAACAAAAAGCCTAAACACAAAGAAGTCGAGTTGGAAATTCACATTCTTTGGTTTAAGCTTAGGATTCACTACTCAATAGAGTGGTGACAATACCAAGAGGGCTAAGAAGCCCTCTCCCCTAACGGGGTAAGTTTAGTTTAGCACATTGGCTGTATCTCCGCAAGAATGAAAGGAGAGTAGATGTGGAAGAATCTATATTGAACTCTAAGCGCTACACAAAACTTGTCGTAGAGACAGAAGATGGCAAAAAAATAGCAGAAGTTACTTTGACGGAAGCAACCCCTGCTGATGGATACGTGATTAGGTTAACCCCTAATTATGACTAACCTTTAGGTGGGAATGGATCGTTACCATAGCTGTTACGTTCGCGAATTCGTCCATTTTTGCCATGGATAATAACTTCACTGCTATTGTTTTTAGCGATACCAGTAGCGATTTCGACAGCTTCGGCTTGGGTTGTTGTGTGTTTGGTCGCACGACTGTTGCCTGCACCTTTTATATCCCAACCGCCATTAGGGTTAGGTACGACATGTTGATTTTTAGCCATTAGCTTATCCTCCTTTCGTTAAGGATAAGTTGATTATAACATTTTTAGGAGGTACAAAATGAATTGGAAAAAACTAATGCTAGGCGATTTAGAACACACGTTTACTAGTCGTAATGGCAAAGAAAAAACAAGTATTGAATTTGAAGGCGGCGTATTGCCAGCGCTATTGGTGCTAGGTGGTATCACTTGGCTGATCGCTTGGCTTATTACAAAATAAAAACTCCCAAGTGGGAGTGGAAAGGAGAGGGGTCAGAAAAATGATTAATCTTGAAGAAAAAGTTCAAAAAATAGAACAGAACGAAGAAGAAAATACAACCTCAATCTCATTCTTAAGAGGTTATATCAAAGGCCTTGAGGAGCGAATTAGTCGTTTAGAGCGTTCGAAGGGCTGTTAAAGGCATTAGGGTATTTTGTTTGTAACTCAAAAATCTTTTCTAACTTTTCTGGCTCTTGAAAAGCCATCATAATTAAGTCTTCCTGAGTCATTGGTCTTTTTTGAGTAGAATTATTTTCTATTTTATCAGATAAATTTTCAATTGCATCATAGATGTTGTTAATTGAAGTTTTTAATTGGATAATATCTTGCACTGAAGCACTTTGGTCGTTTGGTTCATGGATTATAGAAAAATCAATGTTTTCTTCTGTTTTTTGAATTCGTCTAATTGTTTCTTGGACAGAATCAAGCACAACCTTACTTTCAGAGTTTTTGAGATCGTAATGAATGGTATTTATAGTTCTAATATCAAAAGGGATATCTTCATCAGTCTTTTGTCTAAGGAAAATAGTAGGTAAGTTCAACGCTTTTCTAAACCCAAGTTCTAAAAAGACATTCGGGTTATTTCCTGTTATATCAACAATTACCAAGTCTGCTGTGGATAAAGCATCAAATATTTTATCGTCAATCCTATCTGAATGATACAGTTCGTCAGCTCTGGTCACTTGATACTTTTCGATCAATGCAGGTTTAATTATATAATTTAAAACACTGTCTGAGTGGTTCCGAATTTCGCTACTTTCCTCACCGATAGCAGATACTACGAAACAAGATTTTTTACTCATAATAATACCTCACAATTTCTATTTCAATTATACCACAGAAAGGAGGTGGGGGAATGACGAAAATGACACTAGAGATGGCAAGAGCCAAAGTGTCAATGACGCAAGAAGAAATAGCTAGAAAAATCGGTGTAGATAGGAATACATATGCTAGCTACGAGAATTATAAAACTCCAATGCGTATCGATAAAGCTATTAATTTTTGTAAAGTTGTTAACGTATCAATTGACGATATTATTTTTTTAAAACAAAACTACACTTCAAGTGTATAACGCTAGAAAGGAACTACATGAATCAACTAATCAATATTACACTAAATGACAATCAAGAACCTATCGTAAGCGCTAGAGATTTGCACAAAGGTTTGAAAGTTAAAACACGCTTTAGCCAATGGGCAGAACAAAACTTCAAAATTCTTGAAGAAGGATATGATTTTACAAGTGTAGTCGGAACTACGGTTGTTAATAACGGAGCTGTCCGAGAAGTACAGGACTATGCTTTATCTTTAGATGCTGCTAAAAACTTAGCAATGATTTCTAAAACAGATGAAGGGGCAAAGGTCCGCAAATACTTCATCCAGGTTGAAAAAGACTTCAATAGTCCTGAGAAAATCATGGCTAGAGCCTTGCTCATAGCAGATAAGAAAGTCCACAAACTAGAGGCACAAATCGAGGCTGACCGCCCTAAAGTGCTGTTTGCGGACGCTGTAAGTGCTAGCAAATCATCTTGTCTGATTGGTGAGCTAGCTAAAATCCTGAAACAGAATGGGATTGATATTGGTCAGAATAAGCTATTTCAGTGGTTACGAGCTAACGGCTACCTAATCAGTCGTCGTGGTGAGTCTTGGAATCAGCCAACGCAAAAAAGCATGCAGCTTGGATTGTTTGAACTCAAAAAAACAGCCATCAATCACTCTGACGGTCACACTACAACAAATGTAACCCCAAAAGTTACTGGTAAGGGGCAACAATACTTTATTAATAAATTCCTTAACCAGAAATATCTGCCAGTTTAGAAACAGAACAAAACTAACGAAGGGAGAAAAGAATGGAAGAAAATATCAAGCAGTTGATCACTGAAAATATCTTAGAATTTTTAGGTTCTGACTATGGAAAAGGTTTCTTAACCGGCATAAAAATTGCCGTTGAGATTATTGCCAAACAAATACCGACACCTTCAGAAGAGGATATCGGTCATGATAGTTAATTTTTGCGCTGTTGTTCGAAAGCTTGTTTTAAATGAGTTGCCATCATTTGCTGAACAGCAAGAACGAAATCCATACTATGGAGCGTTCATACAAAATCAAAGTGTATATCACTAAGGAGAAAGAACATGATTACTATTTTAAAAGAAATAAACCAAACACTAAAAGAAATCCTAGCAGAATTAAAAGAACCTACTGTGGTAACAGTAGATTCTGAAAAGTTAAGTAATACGCTAACTACTGAACAGAAGATACGCCGATTATCTGGTCAATAAACAGAACAACAAATGGAAGGTTCAAAGTAGATTCTTTTGATGTTGACAAAGTAGCATCAACAAGCAACATAAATCTTTCGTTGTCATCTTTATTTTCTTTACGATATTCCAAGAATTCAAGGACATGAGCATACTTGGCTTTATCAGGATTTTCAGGTAATAAAGTTCCAGTGAATATTCCACTCGCTGTAATCACATTAAGCTTACAATTGCTTTTTTCCGAAAAAATAGCGACATCTGCAATAAGATTAGTTTTTAAAACGTCGTTCATTATAATCACCTCCTTTCGAGATGATTATACCACTAAAAAAGTCCGACGGGAATCGGACTCAAAACAAACTTAATTTACTTAATTATATCACAGAAAGGAAACAATATGCTAGCAAAACTTAAAAGCGGTATCGAAGTACCTTACGAAGAGCTTTGGCTTAATGATAACGACTTATCCGAATTTATTGGAAAGTCATTTGACCAAACGCAGCGATTACTAAGAAAGATGTACAAAGACAGAAATTATCGCAAATACATTGACAAGGTTGGCGGTCGTTCAACAAAAGTTAAAAAATTTGAAGAATGGAGAAAATTACAAAATGAAAAACTTATTTAACTTTATTTTTGCAAAACCAAAAAAACAGGAAGAAAAACCAAAATGGACGATTGAAACACACGGCTGGGAAGCTAATGCACGACGTTACGACAATATGATCGAACGTAATAATAGAGGGCGTACATGTTAAAAGAAAATTTTTTTGAAAGCGATGAATGATGCATATTGAAGAAGTAAAAAACAACCAATTTTATCAGTTTCCGCAGTGGTTGTTAAAAGAGCCATATAACGTTCTGAGCGATAAAGCAAAATTAATTTATATGTTGTTGTTTGATCGCAGAACACTATCTGTGGAAAATAAGTGGTTTGATGATGACGGTAAGGTTTATATGTACTTTACAAACGAGCAATTTATGGAACTACTTAAATGCTCAGAAAAAACAATCATAAAATCTAAAAAAGAACTGTCTAATTTCGGCTTATTAAACGAGGTCAGACAGGGTATAAACAAACCCAACCGCTTATATATCAATGGAACTGTAAAAGTTACAGGTCAAGACCTGAATAATTTACAGCACGGAACTGTAAAAGTTACAGGTCAAGACCTGAATAATTTACAGCACGGAACTGTAAAAGTTACAGGTCAAGACCTGAATAATTTACAGGGAATCAATACTAATAATATCAATACTAATATATCAATACTAAATAACCAAAACTTAGTGCCTTCTAATCAGACAACTACTAACTATATATATAGTATAGCGGAACAAGAATTTGGTCGGTTGTTGTCTCCTATGGAAATTGAAACTATTCGTACGATGATTAAAGAAAATAATCATGACTTAATTAAGGAAGCTATCAAAAGAACTAAGCTTCAAGGAAAAACTAATCTTAACTATGTTAGAGGTATTTTACGTAACTGGAGAGATGACAACATCACGACAATTGAGCAAATAGAAGCTAAAGAGAAATCTAGGAAATCTAAGCAAGAAGAGGTAAGTGAGTATGATACTTGGTGATGAGAATGCGCTTGATAAAATCGCTTTGTCCTATCAAAAAAATACCAAAAAAGAAGAGACAATTTGTGACAAGCATGACTGTAGCTATATCACAATCCTTAAAACTGGTTTGACAGTTTGCCCTAAATGCCACAAAGAAGATTTGGAAAATCAAAACGATTTACACGTTCAAAAACAATATGAGAGAGAACTCGAAAACAAACGGCTGTACTATCTAAAAAGGTTATCAATCATGGATAGCGAACTGGAAAACGCATCGTTTGATAATTTTAGAACTGACACAATCAAACATAAAGAAGTGCTTGTTTGGGCTAAAACAATGGCTAACGATTGGTTTAAAGGAGGTCAGGGTAACATTATCATGACTGGTAAAGCTGGACGAGGCAAAAGTCATCTAGCTTACAGCATTATCAGAGGACTGTCAGATAAGACGAAGAAGCTAGGACTACTTGTAAACGTTACTGATTTGTTATCAGAAATAAAGCGAGACTTTAGTAAAGAGGCGTTTTGGTTGGACAAATTAAAAGAGGTTGATTATCTAGTTTTGGACGATTTAGGTGCTGAAAAGGTTAGCGATTGGTCGACAAGTATTATATATAGCTTACTTAACAAGCGTACAAATACAATCATCACGACAAATCTTACACCAGCTGAAATTAGACAGGCGTATGGAGAGAGAATTGCATCACGTATACGAAAAGGTTGTGATAAAAGCCATATCATGGAATTTGAAGGAATGGAAGATGAAAGAATGAAATTATGGAACTAACATTAACAACATTTTTCGGTTTGTCAGAAGAGCATGCAGCAAGAATCATGGCTCTAGATGAAACTAGTCGAAATAAAAAAATTGAAGAATACAGGCGGTTAAGACTGCGCAGAGGGAGGATTGACTTTGGAAAATAGACCAGATTTAAAATTAGTAGCTGAATTAGAAAATAGGATTAAAGACTTAAAAATTGAAAATGAAATCTTAAAGTCTAAAAACATTGATTTGTCTGAAGATGTTAAACATTTAAAAGATGAATGCTTAGAAAGAGATGGCTCTATAGCAGATATTATGATTAATAATAAAAATCTAAGAAAAGAAAACAATGAGTTGCGAGAAATGTTTGACTTTATCAAAGATAGACTGGAAAAATTCGTAGGTAGCTCTCATGGTAGAAATTAGAATAAATGGTTTTGTTATAACATTCGATGGAAATTTCAGAGATGCGCTTATATTTACGGTAGATTGCCTAAAAAATTATGACGATCCTTCCTTGAGGCAGACTTACAACGAGTTTAAAGATTATACAGACGAGGACTTGATGGAATATATCAGCACAGAATTTGATGTAGACCCGGAAATGTTTGTTGATACTAATTCAGACAGCAGATGGAAAATTAAACAACGAATTTTAGAGGACTGACTGTGAACGAAGAAATATACGAGTCTAGTCGTTACTGGCAAAGTAGATACAGCGACTTGATGTCTGATTATCTTAAAGAAGCTGAAGAAAATATAGAGTTAAAGAAACAGTTGAAGAGATTAAAAGCCGAAAATTGGCAATTGAAACATAGAAAGAGGAAATGAAATGAACACCAAAGAAAAAATTGTAGTGCTAAGAAACACTGAAGACGGAAGTTTTTTAAAGAGTTTCAAAAACAAAAAAGATGTACTTGCTTATAATGTAGAACTTACAAATAGCATTCATCTGGCATCATTTTTACCAGAAGAAGCTTACAACATGCAAAAAGATAAAATCGATAATTTAGCCGAAACGTTTGGGTGTGATGTTGTAGTTATTGAAGCATCTTATGACCTAAAATTTATCGATGGCGAATCAGTGCCAGAGTTAACAAAAGAGCAAAAAATTAAAAGCATGGTAAATGGAATGTTTGAGCAGGTTTTTGGAGGTGAATAGAGATGGCAAATGAGTTGAGCGAAAGACAGATAACTTCTGGAGTTAACAAACGAATCGAGGAAAAACAAAACGAAAACTTTATCGTTCCTCCTAATTATAGTTTAGGTAACGCTTTAAGTAATGCTTACTATGAATTGAAAAACTCCTCTAGCGGTAACTTGTTGAGCCAATGTACTGATGAGAGTGTTTATATTTCGCTTTTAGATATGGTCGCGCAAGGATTGAGTCCTGCAAAGAAACAATGTTACTTCATCAAGTACGGTGATAAAGTACAATTGAGGCGATCATACTTCGGAACAATGAAAGTTGTTAAAGAGCTAAATGAAGTTAAAGATATTTGGGCAGGAGTAATCTTTGAAGGAGATGTTTTTAAATCAGAAATCGTTAACGGTCGTAGAAGATTTGTAAGTCATGAATCCGATTGGGAAAACCAAGACAATCCAATCAAAGGTGCTTATTGCATTATCAAGGATATCAACGACGAAGAACATCTAACCATTATGACTAAAAAGCAAATTGATAAAGCCTGGTCAAAAGCAAAAACAAAGAATGTCCAAGTTGATTTTCCTGACCAAATGGCAATGAGAACAGTAATCAATAGAGCTGCTAAATCATTTATAAATACAAGTAATGATAGCTCATATTTTGTCGAAGCCCTAAACCGTACCACAGAAAACGAGTATGACAATGACCGTCAAGTAAAAGATGTCACACCACAAGAAACAAACAGCCTTGATGATTTAATTGGGCACCAGAACGAAAAAACAGACACTCCTAGCGTTTTAAAAGACGTAACTGAAGATTTACATTCAGAGCCAGAAAAGACGGTTTTAGAAGACACCTCTTATCCGGCAGATGAAATTCCGGATTTTGACCAAGAAACTGGTGAAATTAAAGCTAGCGAAGGTAATCTCTTTGATAATCTCGGAGACTTAATGCCATGACGGAATTAGATTTACTTGGAAAGGACTATTATAGCAATGAATCATCAATTAAGTACTGGTCTATTAGTCAGTACAAGCGTTTTAGAGAATGCGAAGCAAGGGCGCTTGCTGAATTACGAGGGGATTGGACAGATACCAGAGATAACACTGCGCTGCTCAATGGCAATTTGGTTCACTCTTACTTCGAGAGCAAAGAAGCTTATTCCGAATTTGTTGAAGCCAATAAATCTTCGATGATCTCAACCAGAGGAACAACCAAAGGCCAATTTAAAAAAAACTTTTTAGTTGCTGAACAGATGATCGAAGCATTGAAAAACGATAGCAACTTTATGGCTATTTATCAGGGAGAAAAGGAAGTAGCTATCACAGGATTTCTTGGTGATGTCGAATTTAAAGGGAAAATCGACTGCTTAAATGTTGAGCGTGGCTATTTTGTAGATATCAAAACTACAAAAGGTCCTATTGACGACAAGGTTTGGAATGGTCAAGAGCGTGTTTACTGGTTTGAGGCTTACGGTTATATCTTACAGATGGCTGCTTATAAAACTATGCTAGAAGCCAAATACAATAAACCATTTGAACCTATCATTTATGCAGTGACTAAGGAAACACCGACTGACACCAGAGCCATCAGGATTCAAAATTTAGATATTATGCAAAATGAGTTAGATAACCTAGCACAAAACATCAAACATTTAGATGACGTTAAAAAAGGTATAAAAAAACCTAAACCTTGCGGCCATTGCGAATATTGTAGGGCTAATCAATTAACACAAAGAGTAATGATTTTTTAACTAACATTGCAAAGTGAAGCTCGGCCTTTGCAGTAACTATATTTTCCGAGCGAGAAAGGAAATAGCCTACTTATCGATAAAATCGATAATATGGAGAATTGCTACACTCGTCCTTGCCATAGCTCACACACATTAATAGGGCGAGTGTAGATTTTTGAAAAATGGTTAAGAAACAAAGGATATATGCAATATATGACGACGACAAGTTTGTCGACGTCGGCACAAAAGAAGAGTTATCAGCACGGCTTGGTATCAAAAAAGCAACCATAGAACAGTACATGACTAAATCATATCAAGCGTTAGCTAGCTCAAAACGAATTGCATTGTTGGTAGGGATTGAAGAGGAATATGACTTTTAAAACAGAATTTGAAATACCAATCGAACCAAAACCTCAAACTAGACCTAAGTTCAGCAAATTTGGTACGTACGAAGACCCAAAGATGAAGAAATGGCGAAAAGAGGTTTCTGGCTGGATAGAAAAAAATTATGATGGACCGTTTTTCGATGATTGCATAAAAGTAGAGGTAATCTTTTACATGAAAGCTCCCAAAACGCTATCAAAAGAGCCTACACAACGTTCCAAAGGCAAAACAATACAAATATATCAGAACTTCGTGCGTGAGCTGATATGGCACGCTAAGAAGCCTGATATTGATAATCTGATTAAGGCTGTTTTTGATAGTATTTCCGATGCAGGTTACGACAGAATGCAGAAATCAGGCATCGTTTGGTCAGATGACAATATCGTATGTGATTTAAGAGCAAAGAAGAAATACAGTCAGAATCCAAGAATAAAAGTGAGGATTGAAGAGATTGACAGATAAATTAATAAATAAATTTTACAAAATTTTTGACAATGGGATTGTAAGGCAAATTAAAAAGCTAGATGCAGATTGCAAAAAAGCTGAGCTAATAAGATGTAGCATTACAAATAACAGACGTCGAAAAACCTTGCCAAGGCCATACGTTATCGAAGCGTTTAAAGATTATTTTGACGAAGATATTTATGTGCAGCTGTATCTTAAATCATACAGAGAGTATCACAACCCAAACAGTCACGAAACGGAGCTTTTTATAAAGTTGAACAAAAAGCACAGAGATACAAAGTTAGACCATTACAAGGAAGTCAAGCGATTGATGTACGCAGCAATGACTTTTTAAAGAGGTATAGTATGGCAGATAAAATAAACGCAGAGAGTATGCAAGCTGCATACAACGAAAATTATCAAATGTTTTTGGCTAAAAATGCGGATTATGGAAATTCGTTCGAAAAGTCTTTGGATGACTTCGGATTTATTGCTGGTGTCGTCCGTATAAGCGATAAATATAACAGACTATATAATCTTATAAGTAGCGATAAAAACGTCTCAGAAAGCCTGTCAGACACGTTAAACGATATGGCTAATTATTGCACAATGCTGGCGATCTGGTTAGAAAAAACGGAGAATGCACATGACACACGTAGTTAGAGTCTATGAGCATATTGGCGGACGAGTGTTGCCTACTGTTTATAAAGACAAAGAGTTTAAGACTAAAGACGAAGCTATTGCTTATCGTGATAGCTTAATCGCTAAAAGTGACGCAGAGTATTTTTTGAGAGGTGAGTTATGATACAAAAATTTAGAGCGTTTAATAAAGAGACCCAAAAAATGTATGGCATTGACGGCTTTAAATCAAGTGTGCGCAAAATATATAGATGCAGCTTAGCTTACGATGAGTTTCGCCCCGGACATATGGAGACATTCCATTTTGTAGAGGATAATCTTGACAACTATATACTCATGCAATCAACAGGAATGTTTGATAAAAATGACGTTGAGATTTTTGAAGGGGATATTGTTAAGCTACGATACACAATTACTAGCGATTTTGAACTTTTTAAAGTAAATCAATTTAGAGGTGGTTCTTGGCGCATTGATAATAGACGTCGAGGGTCAGAATTGTGGTTAAGAAAAGAGGTTTGTGAAGTTGTCGGAAACATATACGAAAATCCAGAGTTACTAGAAAGCGTGGGCGAATGACAAAAGAAGAAGTAATTGCATTTCTGACAGAACAGCGTGATTTACGGCTTGTTGGATATGAGTGGGGAAAAGACAATCTGTCCGTTTTTGGGAGATGGCAATTAGAACAAGCAAATATGTATTTAGATGTCATTGAGTGGATAGAGGAGCTGACGAATGAAACAAGCATATAGTTTTTACACGCAGGAAATCATTTGTTTAGCTGTATTTCTGCTGATATTTGGTGGTTTACTTGGTGGATTTATCATACAGAATTATTGTGATAGCTACTACAAACCACAAATCACAGGTTTACAACAGCAACTAATACGCACGCAGTACCGTTTGAAAGAGTCGTCAGAGCAAAATCAGAGACAGACAAAGCGGATTGCGAAATTGACGAGGAATGGAGGATGAAGATGGTCCAAAAATCGTTATTATCATCAGACAAAGATTATTGGGAAACGCCACAAACATTTTTCAAAAAATTAAACAACGAATTTGATTTTGATTTAGATGTTGCATCATCACATGACAACGCAAAATGTAAAAATCATTTTACGGTTGTAGAAGATGGATTATCTCAAGACTGGACAGGAAACGTATTTTGCAATCCACCTTATGGCAGAGAAATAGGGAAATGGGTTGAAAAAGCTTATAAAGAATCACTTAAACCGTATAACAACGTCATTGTTTTGTTAATCCCAGCTAGGACTGATACAAAATATTGGCACGATTACATTTTTGGCAAAGCAAAAGACATTAGATATTTAAAAGGTAGACTGAAATTTACGATTAACGGAAAAGAAAACTATCCAGCACCTTTTCCAAGTGCAGTAATAATTTTTTAAGTGAGGAAACAAATGAACAAACAAAAATTTGAAAAATTAGACAAAGTAAAAGAACTACTTGACGAATTGAAGATGACGGAATTTATGGCTCCACTTTTAGTTGGCGATCAGATTATGGAAATTATCAACGATTTGCACAATAATCCAGGACAATTTGGGGCGCAGGTATTTTTGCCATCGCCAGACCAAAAATATAAGTTTGCAGTGCGAATTTGTCGAGAAGAAAATTTAGAGGATTGATTTGACGAAAATGGGAGGTAAGATAATAGCTGATGAAGATTGAAGACATTGAACGTATTATTTCAGAATATCTAATTTTTAGGTCTGACATTGATGGTTGTGCAGTAATTGACATTGAAGATTTTTTAAAGCATATTCGTTTTTCGTATGAGCGACTAAAATAGCAAGGATAATCATGTTTATAAATGGGTAATTGACAAAAGAGGTTATAGAATTGAGTGCAATGAATGCAGTGAAGTATTTTTGGAGGTAGAAAATGAATATTGAAGAAGCGAAGAAATTGATAGACAAACAGTCTATTGGTAAAGGTGGTGTCGGCGACATTCCAGTAGTGAAAACACATATTGTAAAAGTATTACTCGACCAACTCATTCAACCAAAACCAGAAGTGCCACAGTTTGTGGCTGATTGGATTGAGGAACATAAAAAATCATTTTCGGATGCGTCTGCAATAGATATGTACGATAATCTCACCTCTGATAACCGAGGTGGCTATTATCATGATGTGTGGCTTTGGGCTATTGACCACCACAATGATTTTATTAGTGCTTGGATGCATGGCTACACAATCGAAAAAGAGAAGCTGTATACGGTTGAGATACCAAATCCGAATAGTGATTTAAAAATAATTTTAGTAAAGGTAAACAAGAAACTAAAATTAATTGAAGCATATGAAGATCAATTAGAGGAATACAAAAATATTAGAAACGTCACCGAATCCGAAATCCGCAAAGACTTTGACTGGGCATGGCAGTTTAGAGAAGAGGTGGCGGAATGAATGAAAGAGAGTTAAATAAGATTATGAATTATGATAAAAATAAAAATGATGCTAAAAAGAACTTTATTATACCTTTAGTTCTATTGCCATTCAGCTTAGTATTATCTGGATTTGTTATTAAATACGGTTGGAATAACATTTTATTAACAATCGATGGTGTACCATCTATCAATTTACGGCAAGCTGTAGGAATTGATGTGTTAATTAGTTTTGTTACTGCTAAAAAAAATACGGATGAAGATTTTGTTACGGTGATTGCAAGAGCGTTTATTTCTCCGCTAGTCGTATTGTTATTGTTTTGGCTAGTTACTTTGTTTATGTAATATCTTGAGGTAACAGAATGAATGAAGAATTAGGAGTGTTGGTAAATCCCAAACGTGCGTATTATGTAGGAAATAATCGGGACGGATTACCAGTATACACAGTCAACACCGAATATGCACACAAATGCACACGCAAAGAAGCAGAACAGTTTCCGCAGTTTAGATGGGTGAGTTTGGAGGAGTTGAGATGACATATTTAAAAAAATTATTTGAAGCCGTTAAATTTCTCAACTCTATGGAAAAACAGAACCAAAAAATAATGATTACTTTCCATAATAAAAAAGTTCATTTTTACGAGTTAGAAGAAATTACAGAGTCTTTGAGTGGTACTGTTGAAGCTAAAGCGAAAATGCTTAGTTTATGGGGAAAAATTAAATTATGAAAGAAAAAACAATTTTTATATCAAAAAAATATGCAAATGACTTTAACAATGACAAATATAATTTGTCCTCTGGCTATTATTTTAGAAATGGTAAAAAACATGATATTGCTATTGTTAAATATGGTGAAAAAGATTATTTAAAAAATACTGATTTAGCATATGTTGTATGCGATAAAATCGTTGACGCAGACTCTATAGGCTTCGTTTATCATGGTGAATATGAAACTTGGCATTTTAAACTATTAAACACAGAAGCAAATTAAAGTCCCACGCAAGCGCCTAAGAGCCTGCAATGGCTCTGTGGGTCTACGAGCTGGAATACTCGTTAAACTTACCCTGGAAGCTTTCTGTAAGTATTCAGCTAGCAGATTTGGAATAATTAGTCTGCTAGTTATAGAGCGAAATTTTTAGAAAGGGAAATATCCTCCGACATTTTTTTCATAAAAAATCTAAAGTCTGTTATCGCTCACAGATGATTATACAAGCGCAAAGCTGAAAATATAGTGCTGACACAAAACTAAAAATTTAATACTCGACATTTAACAACACAAAAAAACAGTCAGCAGAAAAAGGAAAGGAGAACAATAAAAAAGCGCTCGTGAAAGCGCCATTCGGTATATATTCGTACAACTATTATATCATACGAGGAGCTTTCATGACGTTTTTTCCAGAAATTAATATACAAAAGACTAAATCAAACGCTAAGCGAAAACTAAGAGAGTATCCACGCTGGCGTAGGATCGCTAATGATGTAGATACTCAAAAAGTGACAGCCACTTATTCCTTTGAGCCTAGACAATCACACGGAACTCCTAGTAAGCCAGTTGAACGCTTAGCACTCAACCGTGTGTCAGCTGAACAAGAATTAGAAGCAATTGAGCAATCAGTTAGTATGATATTGGAGCCAGAAAAGCGTAGGATTTTGTATGAAAAATACTTATCTCCTTACAAGAATGCAGATAAGGTTATTTATACAGAATTATGTATGTCAGAGAGTTTTTATTATGACACGCTAGATGCTGCATTATTGGCTTTTGCAGAGCTTTATAGGGAGGGCTCTTTGATTGTAGAGCAAGGAGTTTTTGACTAGTTTTTATACAGTAATACAATAGTTTATACATAAAAATATGTGTTAATATAGTATTATCAAAATAGCAAGAAGAGATAATCATTTACCAACTGACTATTTATTTAGTCGTCAACTTTAACTACTATCAAACTTGTTATTTTATGTATGTGGGGCGTGCAGGTTCGAATCCTGCCGTCTCAATAGTGGCTTAGCACAGATAATCCATAGCGATATGGGAAAGCTTTTGTAGGTGTATCAACAAGAGCGCCAGTAATGGTCAATCTAAGCAATCCAATCTTTATGTAATCAGCAGTGGTTACAGCACACGAAGTCAAAGCGCAATACCAGAGCCAATCGGTGAGGTGCTGTGTCAGCAGTACGTGCGACGAGTGTGTAGGAGGCATAAACTGACGAAGTTCAAGGGTGGTACCAAGAGCGGTCAGCATGTTGTGCAACACTGGGAGGATATCCCAGTCAAACACAACAAGTCAAGGTGTACCAGCACCGAGATAACAAGCAGGCGTTGCGCATTTTGTTGTTCAAAAGGCGACGAAACGCAAGGCAATGCACGTCTGCGATACACGAAAACAATGCTATTTGTTGAAAATATTGGAATAAAGCAAAAGTCATTGCCCGTCGCAAACGAAAGTGTGCTTCGGTAGCTAGGCTACCTGCTAGAGTCTCGCAAGGATAATAGCAAAGTCAAAGAGTAAAGCAGCTTAGACCTTTAGCGGGGTTTTCGTTAATTGAAAAATGGCTTAGTAGTTTGTGGCGTAACGAGTGGTTAGCGATACTAACCGCGCATGGTTGTTACTTGAAGGGATTTGAGTGGATAAAAAACTAAAACATAAGGTTTTGAAAGACAACTGACTAAACGTGTAATCTCAGCGTGTTTACATTTGGAAAGTTACTCAAGTGGTTTAAGAGGACAGGTTGCTACCTTGTTAGGCGTGTAAAAGCGTGCGTAGGTTCGAATCCTACACTTTCCGTTATGAACATGAACCGTGATTGGAAAACGGTAGAGGTAGCGCCTTGATAATTGGATTGTCGACGGTCTGATTATATGTGTCGGTTCGATTCCGACTGTTCCTGTTCGATAAATAGAAGTGTCCCAGAATGGGGTAGGCAATTAGCTTAGCATTCATTCGCTATTTATCTATGGTTAACCAATTAGTCACCAATTGTGGTGGCTTTTTATTATGTCACGAAGGAGGTGATGGAAAATAGGTAAATTAACACTAAAACAACAAAAATTTATAGATGAGTACATCATCTGCGGGAATGCGACTGATGCAGCGATAAAAGCGGGGTATAGTAAAAAAACCGCTGGTCAAATTGGCGAGCAAAACTTGAAAAAACTTGAAATAAAGCAAGCTATACAGAGTCGCATGAAAGTCTTAGAAAAGAGTTCGATAGCAACAGCTGATGAAGTTCTTAGAGTGTTTACACAAATTCTTAGACAGGAATTAACTGAAGAAGTAACGGAACTTAATCAGATTACTGGTGAATTTGTAACGATAGAGAAGCAACCATCAATAGCAGAGGTTATAAAAGCAGGAAGCGAATTGATGAAACGTTACCCAACAAACCTAGAACTCAAAAAGATCAACCTTGAAATTGAGAAGTTGAAGTCTCAAATTGGCGGAGATGAAGGACAAGATGAGAAAATAGCCAATTTCTTGAATATGGTCAAAGGAGCTATTTCAGATGGAGTTGAGTAAGTTATACACAAGAAAGCAATTGCAAGTTCTTGATTACATTTGGAATAACGATTGGTTTATCTGCGGACTTCATGGAGCAAAGCGTGCTGGAAAAACTGTTGTTAACAACGATACTTTTGTAACAGAGTTATATCGTGTTCGTAAGATTGCAGATGACTTAAAAATAGATGAACCTATCTATATTTTAGCTGGGACATCATCTACTTCTATCCAAAACAACGTGTTACAGGAGCTTTATAATAAATATGGCTTTGAGCCTAAATATGACAAACATGGATCTTTTACATTTTGTGGCGTTAAGGTTGTGCAAGTATATACGGGGTCTATTAGTGGGTTAAAAAGAGCTAGAGGTTTTACATCATTTGGAGCTTATGTTAATGAGGCATCACTAGCTAATGAGGTTGTGTTTAAGGAAATAATTTCTCGTTGTTCTGGTGATGGTGCTAGAATTGTATGGGACTCAAACCCAGATAATCCTAATCATTGGCTAAACACTGACTACATCGGTAAAAACAGAGATGGCATTATCGATTTTAGTTTTAAGTTAGATGATAACACTTTTCTATCTAAGCGTTACATTGAGTCGATAAAAAGCGCAACGCCTAGTGGGAAGTTTTATGACCGTGACATTTTAGGCAAATGGACAGTTGCTGAGGGCGCTATCTATTCAGATTATGACAAAGCTGTTCACGAAGTCGAAGAATTGCCAAAAATGACACGCTTTTTTGCCGGTGTCGACTGGGGATATGATCACTATGGTTCAATTGTGATTATCGGAGAGGACAATAATGGAAATTATTACTTAGTTGATGGTATTGCAGAGCAATATAAAGAAATAGATTGGTGGGTAACTAGAGCCAAAGAGTTTATACAAATCTATGGGAATGTTACATTCTGGGCAGATAGTGCGAGACCAGAACACGTTGCTCGCTTTAAAAGAGAGCGTATTAAAGCAAGAAATGGACGTAAAGAAGTTGTTGCAGGCATTGAATATATAGCGAAATCATTCAAGGATAAAAGGTTATTTATCAAGCGAGGGTGTATTCCTCGTTTTTTTGATGAGATATATCAATACAAATGGAAACCTAACAGTACAAAAGACGAGCCGCTAAAAGAATATGATGACGTGCTAGATGCTGTCAGATATGCCCTCTATTCACAGCATAGAGAAGATAACATAAGTAAAACAAACAATTTCAACGTACTTTATCAAGGTCTAAAAAACTAAATAGGAGAAATGATGGCATATATAGAAGATTTTATTGACTCAACTGGAAATCATAAATTTTTAGAGCTACGCTTTCATCGTGAGTCGAGAATGAGGTATCAGATAAGCGATATAAGCGCTTTGTTTGACGACAACTATAAAATATTACTTGAATACTTAAAACACCACGAGAGCATTCAAAAGCCACGTATACAAGAGTTATTGGATTATGCAGAAGGAAACAATCACGAAGTGTCTAAGTCTGGTCGTAGACAAGATGAAGATATGGCTGATGTTCGTGCTATACACAATTATGGCAAGTATATATCAACGTTTAAACAGGGGTATCTTGTTGGTAATCCAATACGTGTTGAGTATGACGATGAAGTTAACAACGAACTTTTAAAAGAGTTAGCAAAAAAGAACAACTTTCATCAATTAAATAGACAACTTATAAAAGACTTATCTAAAGTTGGTCGTGCTTATGAACTTGCTTATCGTAGTGCAGACGACAAAACAAAAGTGATACGACTAGACCCAAGAGAGACATTTATTATCTATAAAAATGACGTTGATAAAGATAGTCTTATTGGTGTACGATACTACAACAAAAGTCAAATAGATAAAACAGACAAGATAGTAGAAGTTTATACAAGTTCAGAAGTTATCTTTTTTGAATTTGACGGAGAATTAACAGAAACAGGTAGACAACCGCACGCTTTTGGTGCTGTCCCTATCACGGAATATCTGAATACAGATGATGGTTTGGGTGATTACGAAACAGAATTATCTTTGATTGATTTATACGATTCTGCGCAATCAGACACTGCTAACTACATGCAAGATTTGTCAGACGCTATCTTAGCGATCATTGGTCGTGTATCGTTTCCAGAATACGTAAACACGCCAGAAAAAGCTATTGAATATTTGAGAACTATGCGAAAAGCTAGACTGTTAAACCTAGAGCCACCCGTTGATGGCGAAGGACGTGAAGGTTCTGTTGACGCTAAGTATTTGTATAAAAAATATGACGTACAAGGGACCGAGGCTTATAAAAACAGAATAGCAGAGGATATCCACAGATTTACTAACACGCCGGACATGACAGACAATAAGTTTGCCGGTAATCAGTCAGGAGAAGCCCTCAAGTGGAAAGTTTTCGGACTAGACCAAGAGCGTGTGGATTTACAAGCGTTATTTGAGCAGTCGTTGAAACGTAGATATAAGCTTATTGCTCATGTTAGTGAGTTTTTAAGTGAGATTAAAGATTTTGATATCAGTAAGCTAAAAATAATCTTTACTCCAAACTTACCTAAATCAGACCAAGAAAAAATAAATGATTTTAAAGCGCTTGGTGGAGAACTATCCAACAAAACTAAGATGTTTGTCACTGGTATTGTTGATGATCCAGACGAAGAAGAAGATAAAATCATGCAAGAATCGCAGTCGGGCAGTTTGCTAGCTCAAAAACTAGAAGCTCAAACACGTATGTCAGACAAGGAGTTAGCTCATGGACATGCACACTAAGGAAGGTAAAAGTTATTGGCGTAAACGTGTTAAAAAAGAGATGGAAGCCAAAGACAAAAAAGATGCCAGTTTAGGAAAATCCATGAAACAAATACACGACTACCACTTCCGTGAGATAGAAAAAGAAATTGAATCTTTTTATCAACGCTATGCAGATAAAGAGGCAATAGACTTAAAGCTCGCTAAAAAAGCTGTCTCTGACGTTGATATCAACGCTTATCAGAAAAAGGCAAAAGAATTAGTTGCAAGGGCTAACGAAATGCGCAAAGAGGGAATTAAAGTCACTAAAGCTAATTTTACGCATCAAGAAAATATAGACATGGCTGTTTATAATTTAAAGATGAAAGTTAACGCTTTAGAGCTTTTGCAATTAAATATTGATTTAGCGATGCAAAGCTTATCGGAAGATGAATACAAAGCGACAAAAAAATTCCTTGAAGATGGTTTTGAAGAAGAGTTGAAATTTCAGTCTGGCTTACTTGGAACATCTGTTTCTAGTCAAAATGACATTAAAAAGCTAGCTAAAGTAACCATAAATACAAATTTCAAAGGCGCAACGTGGAGTGAAAATATTTGGCAAAGGCAAGACGACCTTAGAAAAATAGTAAAAGAGGAAGTTTATAAAGCTATAACAAAAGGCGATAACGCCATTAAGTTGTCTAATAAGCTAAAAAAAGAGTTTGGGGTATCAGATAGCTATGCTAGACGTCTAGCAATCACAGAACATGCAAGGGTACAAATGGAAGTTAGCAAAATGTCAATAGAAGACAACGGGTTTAATGGTTTTGAGATATTGCCAGAGCCCTCCGCCTGTTCTATTTGTAAAGGAATAGCAAGTGACGGTCCGTATCCTATGGAAAAATGGGATACAGGCAATACAGCACCGCCATTTCACCCACATTGTCGTTGTGCAGTTATTGGTGAAGATATCGAACATAAGAAAGGCAAAAAATGAACAAACGCATTAAGAAAAAACGCAAAATCGAACGCTACATAGCTTCACTTATTGTAGAAAACGAATTTTTTTTAAAGAATTAAGCAAACAACACGAACGGATTGAACAACTTGAAAAAATTGTAGAGCATAACGCACAAGCGACTAACAACGAGCTTAGTCGTATCAAAAAACACTCAAAGAAAAAATGGAAAAATAAATAGTCACAAATCCAGTTGAGGCTGGTTTTTATTATGCCCAAAACGTGCTTACGGCTATAAACTGTGCAAGATTTAATAGTCAGACATGACTTTAAACAGGAGGCGCCTCATGGCAGATTTAGTTAACAATGGTGTAGTAGACGAAGCAACACAAGAGGAAGTCGAAACTCAAGAAGAAGTTAAAGCGGAAGCTACATCAGAGAAGACTTTTACACAAGCGGAAGTAACTGAAATGATACAACAGAATGTTAATCGTGCAGTTGCAAAAGCTCACAAAGACGCTCAGGAGCAATTTAAAGCAGAGCAAGACGAAGCTAAAAAATTAGCAAAGATGAACAGCGAAGAAAAAGCTAACTACGAAACACAGAAATTGTTAGAAGAGTTGCAACAACTAAAAGATGATAAGACACGCAACGAACTAACAGCAGTTGCTCGTAAAATGTTTTCAGAGGCTGATATTAATGTTGATGATGATGTTCTTAGTCTTGCAGTAACTTTAGATGCAGAGCAAACAAAAGCAAATGTCACTAAGCTAGCTAGCGCATTTGCTAAAGCAATCGCTGATGATCGCAAATCATTGGCACGACAAGCCACCCCTTCAATCGGAAGTGGCTCTATTACAACTCAATCAAATTTTGGTGCAAGCTTAGCAGAACGAGCTGGAAAAGTTAACACCAAACTATTTTAGGAGGAAAAAATGAATAAACGTACAGTAAAAACATCAAAAGAGATTTTACATAACTTGCCATACGAAGCGATTTCTGTGACTTTAGATGCAAGTAAATTTGGTAATGGACTGGCATCTGCTGGAACAGTTTTAGCAGGGATTGATGAGTCTGTTTTTAAAGATCGTACTAAAAAAGTAAAACCAGTTCAAAACAGTGAAGTAGATGGTGAAGCTCATATCGATGGCATTTTGTTGACAGATGTTGACTTATCTAAAGGCAATGCTGCGGGTCCTCTTGTTTATCGTGGCACAGTAAATTCTGATAAGTTGGCAGACTCTGCTTTGGCTAAAGATCCATCAAAATTAGCTACTAAATTACCACACATTGTATTTGTAAAAGGAGGAACTAAATAATGGCATTAATTTATGACGTTGTAACATCTGCTAACATCAAAGGATTTTATGATAAACAACAAGCAAACGTTGACTTGTCTTTGGGAGAAAAAGCTTTCCCATCTAAACAACAACTTGGTCTTAAGTTATCCTTTATCAAAGGAGCAGCTGGCAAACCAGTTAGTATCAAAGCGGCGGCGTTTGACACTAAAGTTCCACTTCGTGACCGCATGTCTGTAGACTTGTTAGACGAAGAAATGCCTTACTTCAAAGAAGGTATGTTTGTAAAAGAGGCTGACCGTCAACAACTTAACGTTTTAGCACAAACTAAAAATCAAGAACTTATTGACACAGTGTTATCAACAATCTTTAATGATGAAACTACTCTAATCGCTGGTGCTAAAGCACGTCTTGAAGCTATGCGCATGGAAGTGTTGTCAAGTGGTAAAATCCACATCAATTCAAACGGTGTTATGAAAGATATCGATTATGGATTAGCTGTAACTCAAACGACTAAAAGTTCACAAGAATGGTCAAATAAAGAAACTGCTAACCCTCTTGCCGACATTGAGAAAGCTATTGAAACAGTAACAGAGCGTGGTCACGTTCCTGAAGCTATTGTCTTAAACTCAAAAACTTTTGGCTATATCAAAAATGCAAAAGCAACCGTAAAAGTAATTAAACCACTTGCACCAGAAGGCTCAATTGTTACTAAAGCAGAATTAAAATCTTATCTTTCTGAAGAATTGGGATTAAACATCTTACTTAAAGATGGTGTGTTCGTTAACGACGCAGGTGAAAGCAAGAAGTATTTCCCTGATGGCGTAGTTACACTTGTACCTAACGGAAATCTTGGCTATACAGTATTTGGGACAACTCCTGAACAGTCTGACCTCATGGGAGGTCAAGCAACAGATGCACAGGTATCTCTTGTAGAGACAGGTATTGCTGTTACAACTACTAAGACTACTGATCCTGTTAACGTACAGACTAAGGTTTCTATGATTGCTCTACCATCATTCGAGCGCTTAGATGAAGTACAGATTGTAACAAGTTCGGAAGTATCATTATAAAAGGAGGTAATCGTGGCTCTAGTAATTGAAGCTTTTAGAGATAAAGAGACTGGTTTTATTTATAAAGTCGGTGAAGAGTATAACGGTGCTAGAGTTGAGTTTTTGACTGGGAAAGGTGTTTTAAAAGCTACTGACACACAGTCAACAAACTTTAGCAATTTAAAAGTTGACGAGCTAAAGCGTGAACTTGATGAACTAGGTGTTAATTACGATTCTAAAGCTAAAAAAGCGGAATTGCTAGAGCTTTTAGAATCTCACACCGATTAATTTTTGGAGGTGTTTATGGAAAAGATAAACACGCAAACAATCATTAATAATGTAAAGCTTGATTTAGATATCAACGATACATTACAAGACAAACTATTGGAAATGTTGCTAAAAAGGATTACTGACCACTTTTCAGCAGAGTATGGCACTAATGAGATAGATAGTGCCTTTTCATTTGTCCTTGAAGATTGTTTGATTGCTCGCTATAACAGGCGAGGTGCTGAACGGGCTAAGTCTGAGTCCGTGGAAGGAAGAGCTATCACTTATTACGACTTTTTAAACGAGTTTGAACCGTATGATTTAATGATTAAAAGTAAGCTTAATATTTCAAATCAAAAATCTAAAAAAGGTGGACTTTATTTTTTATGAGATATAACGATAGAGTTACTCTTTTAATTAAAGCTAACGGTGAACCTCGATATGATCCAACTCTTGGGAAACGTGTTGGAGGAGAAGTTAAAAAAGATGTCGTTCCGTGTAACATCTCGGAGCAAGGTATAGAACTATCTAATCTGTTAGACGAGAAGTTAGACCTTGATAGACGCATTGTAAGGCTACGTCACAGCGTTAAGAAGGTGGATAGGGTTTTAATCAAAGATAAAGCTTATCGTGTTGTAACGAGCAGAAATAAAGCTTTATACGTTGAGGAGATTGTTAATGATTAACTTAACATTGGAAGGGGAACATGAGTTGCTATCTGCGTTAAAAAAAGAAGTTACTTTTGAAAACAAGCGCAAAGCTGTCAGAAAACACGGAACTAAAATGCACTCAAAGGCTATTGATAAAGCTGTATTTAATGGGCATTATGAGTGGCAAAAAGGCAAAGGGCGTGTTTTTGTTAAACCTACAGGAGCTACTAGAAGGTCTATTAAATTAGAGTTTAGTAATCAAAGTACAGTTGCTAAAGTGAAGGCTGGGACAAATTATTCCGGTTACTTGGAAACAGGTACACGATTAATGGAGGAGCAACCGTTTATGAAGCCAGCTCTTGATAGTGTCATTGACAACTTCATTAAAGATTTAGCGAGGGTTGAATGATGAAACAACCGGATCAACAATTGTTTGATGAGATTTTTAAAAGACTCACTGATATAGGATTGACTGTTTACGATTTCCTTCCACCGTTGGGTACAAAATACCCTTTTGTTGTGATGGGAGACACTCATATAATGCCGAGAGCGACAAAAACCCAATTAATCGGCAAGTGCTCAACAACGATAAACGTCTGGGGAGACGGCATGGACAGAAAATTGATAAGTGATATAGTTGCTCGAATTATGCAGGCGGTCAGTGAAATAAACCAAATAGAAAATAGAAGATGGTCCATGATTATAGATGATAGTGATACCGAAATCTTAAAAGATAATAGTACTAACGAGAATTTATATCGTGGCATTTTGAACATGTATTTTAGTTTTATATAGGAGGAAGCATGGTAACAAGTTCACCAGTTTATGGTAAAGATAATATTTTGATGTTTCGTGTTTTGGGGGAAAAGAAGGCTGCGGCTAAATTATCTTTTCAGACGGAACATAAGTGGAAATTTAGTAGAAAAACAGATGCTAAGATCACAAAAGATGGTGCTATAAATTCTGACAAAGGACTAGAAGTCACCTTAGAAATCAAAGGGGTTGCTAGTCGCGACGAATTGAACACAACATTAAAAAATGCCGTTTTAGATGGCAAGCAGATTGAGGTCTGGGATATTGACTTAAATAGCAACAACAATTCAGACAATAAATATGATGCAGAGTACGCAATAGGTCGATTAGGTTCGTGGGAAGTCCCTTCAAATGTTGAAGAATTATCTGAAATTTCCACAGAAATGGCTATTGATGGAAAACCTGTCAAAGGTAAAGCTACCCTCACCAAAGAGCAAATCAAGGCTATTCAATATGTGTTTAAAGACGTCACTGAAACAAACGGCGATACTGTTTCTCATGTAGAAGCAAGTAGTTAATCTAACACAAGGTAATTAATTTTTAAAACAAGGGTTTTTACCCTTGTTATTTTTTTAAGGAGAGAAAATCAAAAATGAAAGAAATTACAATCGCAGGAAAAACTTACCCATTAAACTTTGGGTTTGACTTCATCCGTGAGATGGACAAGAGGCATTTCGTTGAAAACAACGGTTTTAAATTTGGAACAGGTATCCAAACAGCAACATTACAATTATCTATCAAAAACCCCCTAATTCTAGAAGATATTATCTTGTCAGCAACACACACTTTGAATAGCATTCCAAGCAAGGAAGAAATCGAAAAATGGGCAATTAAACAAGCGGAAGACAATAAGCTTGAAGAGGTTTTTGAAGGTTTTTTAACGAGTTTGAAGAAAGCGCCACTATCGAAAGCACAAGTGAAACAATTACTAAAAAGCATGAACTAAAAATTGAGTCTGCAAACGGCAACAAAGAGAACGAAAAAAATTCTCTAGAAACGTACAACGAAATAATAGCTAACATTTTCGGGTTACTGAATGTAACTGACTATGATGTCGCTAGGAATATGACTGTCAGAGAATACAATCTTAGGATGAAAGGGTATTTAATCAAGCATTTAGAGACCGAAAGAAATATCTATCTTAGCGCTTTTATAAAAAGAAACGCAGAAGCCACCAACCAAAGTGGTGAGTATATTTATAAAGATTTTAAAGATTTTTATGATTACGATGAGCGGAAGAGAAAATTGTTAGGTGATAAACCCAAACAATTGGATAAAACTATTGTTAATAGAGCTAAAAGGGTAAAAGAGTTGAGAGAGAAAGGAGGTATTAATGTCTAATCGATCGTACACAGTACAAGCGATTTTAAAAGCAACAGATACTAATTTTACAAGCACTATGAACAAAGTTCAATCTGCTGCACAAGCTACTATTGATAAAATAAAATCAATAAAAGATAGCAACATATCTACGCTTGGGAAAATCGGCGAATATACGACTATGGTAGGTCAAGGGATGCAAAGTGTTGGGCGTAGCCTTTCAAAATACGTCACACTTCCAATAGTTGGGTTAGGAGTCGCTGCTGCAAAAACATTTGGAGATTTTGAATCTCAAATGAACAGAGTAAAAGCAATCTCTGGAGCTACCGGGGCAGATTTTGAAAAGTTAAGAAAACAAGCTATTGATCTTGGGGCATCGTCTGTTTTTAGTGCTAAGGAAGTTGCACAAGGTCAAGAAATGATGGCATCAGCAGGATTTAACGCAAATCAAATCTTAGCAGCTTCACCCGGAGTAATGTCTTTGGCTGCAGCATCTGGTGGAGATCTAGCTCTTGCCTCAGAAGCGGCAGCGACTGCGGTAAATATGTTTAGCTTGAACGCAAGTGAAGCCACTCATGTAGCCGATGTGTTCGCAAAAGCTGCAGCAGATACAAACTCAGAGGTTGCAGACATGGCGGAAGCGTTAAAATACGCAGGACCAGTTGCAGGAGCTATGGGAATTTCTATGGAAGAAACCGCAGCAGCAATAGGTATTATGTCAAACGCTGGTATAAAAGGCTCTCAAGCTGGTACAACTCTTAGAACAGCTATCACCAGATTAGCAAAACCGACAGACCAAATGCAAGCTGTTATTGATGGTCTCGGATTGTCTTTTTTTGATACGAATGGGAAGATGCGTTCTTTGACAGAAATAACAGGACAACTAAGAGAAAAAATGTCTGGATTGACAGATCAACAAAAATCTGCAGCTTTATCAATTTTATTTGGTAAAGAGTCTCTGTCAGGGATGCTTGCTTTAATTAACGCTACCCCAGGCGAGTTATCTAAATTAACCGAAGGGTTGAAAAATTCAAAAGGTGCTGCTGACAAAATGGCAAACACTATGAATAGCGGTCTTAAAGGAACAATTGAACAGCTCAAAGGTTCTTTAGAAACAGCCGGCATTACAATCGGTGGTATATTAAATCCATTGTTGCAAGGAGTTATTGGTAAAATCCAAGCAGTCATAGATTGGTTCAACAAGTTATCTCCTGCTGGGCAAAAGCTGGCAGTTATTATTGGAGGTATTGGCGCAGCTCTTGGGCCTCTTTTGGTCATTTTTGGAACAGTAATTATTTTTATTGGTCAAGTAACTGCTTCTTTAGCAGGAGTTTCTACAGCGTTCACGGCAATAGCAGGAATCTTTTCAATAATTTCAGGACCTGTAATTTTAGTTGTTGCAGCAATCGGAGCATTTATAGCTGCACTTGTAGTCGCTTGGAACACATCTGAGACATTTAGAAATACAATTATTTCTGGTTGGAAATCAATGGTTGATGCAGTCACCCCACTAATCGAAACATTGAAACAACTAATATTATCAATTTTCACTTTCATACAAGCTAACAGCGCTACTTTTATTGGCGGTTTAAAGTTAGCTTGGAGTGCGCTTGTTGAAGCTCTAAGTGGTTTGTTTCTGGTTATAACAGGCGTGGTACAAGTTGGCATGTCTGTCATCAACACAACTATAAAAGTGATATTAGCAATTATAAATGGTGATTGGAATGCAGCATGGACCGCTATCAAATCTGGAGTAGGAGCAATTTGGGAAGGTATAAAAAACATAATAATTGGAGGTTTGACGTTTTTAGTTAGTTTATTTGTAAGTATGCTGGGTGTTTTCGTATCAGTTTTTTCTGCTGGATGGAGTGCTATAAAAGGTATATTTTCTGTGACGCTAAAATTTTTGGTTAACGTAGTAGCTGCTGGAATGAGTGCTATTGGAAACGAGATATCATCTAAAATTAATACAGCAAAAAGTGTCGCTATACTAGCATTTAATGCGATGAAAAACGGTATTTCAACAGCTATTAATGCTGCGAAAGAAGTCGTTTCTAGTGTAGTTAACCGTATAAAAAACATTCTTAATTCCCTTGCTAATATTAACTTAGGAGCAGCTGGTAGAGCTATAATGGATGGATTTTTAAATGGATTGACCTCAGCTTTTGAAAAAGTCAAAAATTTTGTCGGTGGTATCGCTGGATGGATTCAAGAGCATAAAGGGCCAATAAGTTACGATAGAACATTACTTATTCCAGCGGGTAGAGCTATAATGGGAGGTTTTAATAAATCTCTTACAGATAGCTTTGAACCAGTCAAGAAAAATGTTTCTAGTATGGCTAGTCGTATTTCTGAGGAGTTTCAAAACGGATTGAATAAACTTAAAGATATCAACATATCGGAAATTACGGAAGGTTTACAAAGTAGTTTTGACGTGACTCATTATGCAAGTTTTGGCGGACTAAATGACTCAGCAAGAAAATTAGAAGATGATAGATTTGTCGCATTGAAAGATGCGGTTTTAGCTATTAGAGATTTTGCTAATAGAGACGTTGTAGTGACTGTGAATGGTAAAGAATTAGCTCGAACAGCTGGAGACAACTTCACAGAATACCAAAAACAAAAAGAAATAATGAATAATAGAATGAAAGGTTTGATATAATTGGCAAATTTTAGTTATAAAGGCGTTGATTTATCGCCTTTTTTGAATTGTTTAAACATAGTGAGGACTATAGGTAATAATAGGTCTATTGCTACCAGAAAAATAAATGAATTAGGAGAAGCCATTCAATCGGTTAGTTTTGGCGCTAAGACTATTTTTGTTACTGTTAGTTTTAAAACTAAAGAAATAGGAGCAAGTAAATTTGTAGACACGACAGAACCGTCGACTTATAGTTACGAAAACTTAAATAAATTAAGAGAAAAAATAGCTGGTATTTTGCACAGTAAGACGACCTTTAAACTTACATTACCAGATGAACCTGACAGATATTATATGGCTGTTCCAAAAGGTGATATTGACTTAAAAGGAATATCTGATTGGTACGATGAAACGGTTATTGAGTTTTACATCCCAGATGGCGTTGCACATTCGACTACTTACAAAAAGTTTTTAGATTACACGAAAGATGGAAATAAACTAACCTTTAAGTTGAAAAATGAAGGTAATACAAATGCGTTTCCAATTATCAAAATAAAACACAACTCCGAAAATGGCTACATTGGCATCGCAAACGAAACAGGTGCTTTTGCACTCGGCTCAGTTGAAGAAGAAGACGGGACTATCGTACATCGTAACGAAGTCCTTTTTGATTACTCAAAAGCGATAGCGCAAGCTTTGGAGGGTGCGCCAAACGTCGCAAAACTTAATCACATGCCACCCACATATGACACCGAGCTAAAACGCATGAGATTTGACAACATCTTAGGTTCTGGTAAAGGTGGTGAATATGTTGCTATTGGAAAAAGAGGTACTACCCCTGGATACACAGAGCACGTCGGGACTCGAACGTTTATTATCAATCCTGATTCAAACGGAGAATACACTCTCAATGAGCACCTGTGGTGGCAACAGATTTTTATTGCTACTGCGCAGGATCAAAAAGGTTTTTTAAAACTTTGTGTAACGGGAATCGACGATGAAGGAAATGACGAGTTTTTGTATGGAATCGAAACTTACAAACGCAAAAACGGCTTTGAAACAGAATACAATTTCTTTGCGCTTGATGATGACGGTGTGGGCTGGAGATTTTACAAGCAGTTTAAATTTCAGGCAGATAGAAATTATCACAATCCTTTTTCAATGAATAGAAGCAGATCAGTTGAGATTTTCAGGGAAGAAGACAAGTTTCGTATTTATTTTAATGGGGCACATCATCATGTAACTGTTCCGTCTCTTAAAGGGAAAAAATCCCGCAAGATACATCTTGCAATGGGGACATGCAGTGATAGCTCTAAATATATCAACTACAACCTGTTTGAAAAAGTCAATTTTGAAAAAATGGGCGTGTCTCATTACAACAATATCGTCAATAAATATCAACCAGGTGACGAAGTTATTATTAATTTTGAAAATGATACAGTCAAAACTAAAGATATTGACTCCCTGCAGGATATGGTTTTAGGCTCTCAACCAATATCTATTCCACCGGGTGAGTCTGAACTCGTCATCAATGTGTCTAAATTTTCTTCAACAGACCCTGACATCGAACTATTGTTAGAAGAGAGGTGGTTGTAATAACTCTAGTAATACACGACGCAAAACTACATCCAGTTTTGCTTTTAGACAATGAGCGACAAGGAGCACTTAATTATTATGATGATTTGTGGACTAGACAGCTCACAACTGGTTCGTCAGCATTTGAGTTTTCTGTTTATAAAAAATCGCTGTTGGGTGATAATCCACTTAATCACAAATATCATGCACTAAACGATCAAGCATTTGTCTCTTTTGTGCACAAAGGCAAAGTACAATTATTTAACATCATGCAAGTCGATGAAACAGAGACAAAAATACGTTGCCTTTGCGAAAATCTTAACTTAGAGTTACTCAACGAGTATTGCAACGCATATAAAGCGACTAAAGCGATGTCGTTTGAAGAGTACCTTGTGCAATTCGATATTTTAAACTGGGGTGCTTTGACGATTGGCACAAACGAAGTCAAGGACAAAAAACTTACCTTGGAATGGACTGGTCAAGATACTAAGTTAGCTCGTCTTTTGTCGATTGCTAATAATTTTGACGCAGAAATCGAATTTGAAACTCAATTACACAACAATCACACATTTAAAGCGTTTATTGTAAATGTGTACAAGGAATACGAAGAAGGGGTGTCTTATGGCGTAGGTCGTGACCGCAGCGACGTAGTGTTGAGATATCAAAAAAATGTAACTGGTATCACTAAAAAATTAGACAAGCGCCAGATTTACAACGCCATACGCCCGTATGGCAAAAAGACAGTCAAAGGCGAGCGCGTTATTTCTAATCCTGTAACTCGCAAAGTCACTAAAACAGTCGGGTCAAATCGCACGTACTTAGGCGGAGACCTTAAATATTATGGTCATACAATCAAAAAAGCTAACGTACAAGCTATTATTAACTACGCAGTGCAATATAATATTTTGCCGAGTGGAATCATATGTCAACTGTACTTAGAAAGTCTTTGGGGTGATTCAGCAGTTGGTAAACGTGACAATAACTGGGCAGGTATAAGCGGCGGAGCACAGACACGCCCTAGTGGAGTAAAAGTCACTACTGGAATGGCTCGTCCTCCCAGCGAGGGTGGAACATACATGCACTACGCAAGTGTTGATGACTTTTTAAAAGATTATACTTATCTTTTAGCTAAACAAGGACTATATAACGTTGTTGGCAAAAAGAATATAGCAGACTATACAAAAGGTTTGTTTCGTGTCGGTGGCGCTAAAGATGATTACGCGGCAGCAGGATATCAAAGCTACACAAATTTGATGACTAATATCCGAAATGGTATCAATAAAGTAACTGGAAATATCCTCAATACGATTGATAAGCTGTGGCAAACACCAGTACAGCCTATAACAGCCGTAAACGTAGCTAGAAGAGCTACTAAGACAATGCAAGCACTAAATGAAGCTACTAGACTTAAAGGTCGCAGAATCGGCTCAGGACAGTGTTATGCTTTGTCTGGTTGGTACGCTAAGAAGTTAGACGGAGCTTGGATTGATAGTTCCATCGGTGGTATCCGTGGTCGTATCGGAGGAGGTATGGCTGCTGCCTTGATTGGTACTGACTACAATTGGGGTTCGTATGGATGGAAAGTAGATAAATCACCTAACGCTGGAAACTTAAAAGCTGGTGGTATTTATAATGTACGAGCAAATTTTGGTGCTCCGTTTTATACAACACAATGGGGGCACACAGGTATTATCAAGAGTGTGTCCAAGACTAGAGTTACTGTTTTAGAGCAAAACTTTGCTGGTCGCATGTATGTTGTCGAAAACTCATATGAGATTAACGCTTTTGCTAGAGGATTGCAGACAGTATGTTATCCACGTGAAATAGCGCAAGGAATGGCTGTTAACGGTGCAACAACACAGCAAGTAAGCGGTGGAACCCAAATATCATATGAGGAAGTCGTGCAAGAAGCACAGACAGAATCATACGAAGAAGAACAAATCATCTACATTGACAACTCAATCTACAAAGAGTGGAAAGACGAAAACGGTAAAGTAGAGTACTATCTCAAAAATGGATTTTTGTACGCACCTTTATCAAGAGACCGTTATCCATCTGTTTTAACAGGTAACGAGACACGAGATAACTGGATACGAAAAGACATGGAAGTTGAGACTGATAGTCAAGATGTCTTGATATCAACTGCTTTAAAAGATCTAAAAGCACACGCATATCCAGCAATTACATACGAAGTTGATGGCTATGTTGACTTAGAACTTGGTGATGTTGTGCGGATACAGGACGACGGATACGAGTCACCGCTAATTCTCACAGCGAGGGTTATTGAGCAAGAAATATCAATAACAAATCCCAGCTCTAACAAAACTAAATTCAGCAATTTTGTCGAAAAAGAAAGTCAGTTAGCTTCCGACTTAATTAGTGATATGTTGCGTCTATACGATGAGTCAATTCCATACGATATACAACTAGCGACTTCAAACGGAGTTGCTTTTAAAAATGGGGTTGGTGAGTCTGTATTAACGCCTAACCTGCAAAAAAATGGGAAAGATTACGATGCTATTTATTTTTATAAAAATGGCGACTCACTGATTGAGATAGGTCCTTCGCTAACAGTTAAAGCAAGTGACTTTAACCATGTTTTAAACATAACAGTCGAAGCTTATGTTAACGAGGAACTTGTAGCAAGTACGCAAATATCCTTTACAGATACTGAGGATGGAGAAAAAGGCGATGATGGTGCTACATCATGGACAGCGTGGGCCAATTCGAAAGATGGAAAAGTTGACTTTAGTATTACTGAAGCTAAAAATAGAAGATTTATCGGTACTTATACTGGATTAACGCAATCAACAAATTATCTTGACTACAAGTGGATTGATATGTCTGCTAATGTTGTCATTGGTACTCAAAATTTACTTGATGGTACAAAATCATTTTCTGGAAGTTGGTTTACCGAAGGTACAATATTTGAGACTACAAAAATCAGCGAATATCCATTTGAATTTAAGAAATGGAAGTCTGGAAATAAGGTTAGTCACACTATCGAGTTTGATGTTAAAGCTGGTGTAACATACACTTTTACAGCTGCTATAGCAAGAGAAAATGCTGGAAGATTGTACTTCTATTTGTATGACTTGTTTGCAAACCATATCACAAGTAACACACCTCGTGAGACGATAATTGAAAATGTCACTACAGATATCCAGATGTTTAAAGTTACATTTGTACCGCTCAGAGACGGTAAAATAAAACCACGCTTTGCCATGCTTGCCAGTGATGCAGGTTGGTTTATGACTGGTGGATATATGCTTGTCAAAGGTAATAAATCTGGAGATTGGCAAGAGTCCGAAGTTGATAGAATAAACAATCTCGACACAAAAGCTGATCAAGAATTAACCCAAGCACAAATTCTAGCTCTTGAAGAAAGAACTGCTATAGCAAGAGAAAATGCAATTGCTGAGGCTATGCAGAATACACTCAGTGAAGTTGAAACTAAGTGGAAGCTTTGGTATGACTTAAATACGATAGACGAAAAGCAAAAAGTTGCAAACGACATCGCTCAATTGTTTGATCGTACAACTGAGTTTAAACAACTATTAGGTGAGGCAAGTGCAAGATTTAGCTTTATCAACAATGAAACGTTGATTGGTGAAGAGGGCGTTGCTATCGGTGACAAAGGCGGAAAAGCAAAGTTATTTCTATCAAATGACAGCATTTCATTTGTGACAAATGGTGTTGCTCAGATGACATTGACAGGTGATACCTTAACAATAAAAAATGGACTGTTTACAGAGCGTATACAAATTGGAAATTTTGTTGAAGAAGTCTATGACAGAAATCCATTATTTAATGTTATCAGAGCAATTAGAAATAGTTAGGAGGTGAGACATGGGAACTGCTACATATAGTAGGTCGTGGGGGAATAACCTGACACTTGAAATATTGTCTGCTTGGAATAAGCCAAATATCGCAAGTAATACAAGCACAGTCAATGTACAAGTTTTTTTAAAAATGTCTAGTTATGGCTATATTTCAATAGGTGAAACTAGACCTTTAAAAATAACAGTTGATGGTAGAGCTGAGACCATCAATGTTAATCCATCGATAAATTACGGACAGAGAAAACTATTATTTGCTAAAGATTACATTGTTAATCATAATTCAGATGGAAATAAACCACTATTCAATATTTCAGCATATTATCCAATAAACTTTAGCAATTATGGTGAAGCGACTGCAAATCAGTCTATCTCGCTACCTAAAATTAATAGACTTAGTGTATCAAGTGCTATTAGTGGTGTGCTAGGTAATGCAGTAACTATCACAATCAATAGATATTCAACGTCATTTACTCACAATTTGAAATATGATTTTAAGGGTAGTACAGGTACTATCGCAACTGGCGTTGGTACTAGCTATTTGTGGACTATACCGCCAACGTTTGCTAATTTACTGCCTAATGAATTAACTGGTACAGGTAATCTGATTGTTGAGACGATGGATGGATCAGCAAAGATTGGTGAGACAAAATATACTTTATCAATAACAATACCTAATACAGCTACTTATAAGCCAAAATTGTCAAGTATCACTCTATCTGATACAAATACTTTAACTAGTAGCATTGTTAGTGGAAACAATTTTGTTAGGATTATAAGTAAAGTTAAAGTTGATTTTGGCTCAGCTATTGGAAACAACGGTTCAACAATAACAAGTTATAATGCTGAAATTGTCGGGAAAAGTAACTCAATTATCGGTAATGGTAGCGTATTTGATAAATTGGACTTTTTTGGTTCAGCAACAATCAGAGCAACGGTAACTGATAGCAGAGGTCTAACATCAGAACCAGTTGACACAAAAATTAATGTCATTGATTATTTTTTACCAATTGTTACAAGTGCAAAAGTAGTCAGGTCTCAGCAAAATCCTGACATTTTACAAGTCTTGCCATTTGTTAAGATTGCACCAATTATAGTTGGTGGAATACAAAAAAACCAACTCAAAATGTCGGTATCTGTTGCACCATACAATACTGGTATCTATGCAGTTGATAGTGGCGCAGCTACAAATACCTGGTCAACAATTTCCCAAATGTCAGGCGCCCCTTTAAATCTTGGCGGCACTTATGACAAATCAAAATCTTGGCTTGTTAAAGTATCTGTCAGTGATAGTTTAATGTCAGCAATCCCTATTACTCAAACGATTTCTAGTGAGTTTGTTCTAGTAACTAAAGCACCTTCTGGTGTTGCATTTGGGAAAATTTGGGAACATGGCATTATTGATGCCAAAGGCGATGTTTATGTTGACGGTACTATTTATTGTGGCGATAAGGCGATACAGCAAAAACCACTTGCTTTAAATAATGGTGGCTCTTTTAGACATGATGACACTGACCTAAATAGCTTGCAAGACACAGGTTTTTATTGTGTATTTAGAGGTGCTAATAGACCTGTAGGGGCAGGTCCTGGGTACGTAACAGTTGTAAGACACCAGACGGCAAACTATGCTTATCAACAATTTTACGACCGTACAAATAAAACTATATTTACGCGGTTGCTGGAAAACGGTGCTTGGAGCACATGGAGTGAGTACGCTAAAAAAGATAGCTTGCCTACAACGATAGACTCAGGCTGGCAGTCAATCGGCAATGGTTTTAGTTATAGGCAGACAGGCAGTACAGTCACCGTTAAGTACAACTTTGCGACGAATGGCATAGATAAGTTGACGGTTGGCTCTATGCCTACGAATTTGATACCTAGCGACATGATGTTTGCAGTAACGGCTTGGACTATACAACTCAATGTTTTAAATGTTCAAGTGAGCGCAGACGGTCGTATTCTGTGGTTTAATCCGTCAAAATGGACTGTTAACGTAAAAGGTCAAATTCAGTGGACAATTTAAAGGAGGAAAACTATTGGAAATTTTAAACAAATATCCTGTAATGTTAGAAGATAAAAGCATTGCAAAAGTTAATGCAATTGTGGCAGTTGATTTACCTCACGTAAGAGGTAACTTAACTTTTGACTTACCAGTTGACTTTGATAATAAATCTTTTGCAGAAACACTTGAAAAGTGTGAGCAGATATTTTACGACGAAAAGTATAAAGATAAAGCTCAGTCTGAAAAAATGACTGAACTAAGTACATCAACATCAACAGGCACACAAACACTTATCAATCTGATAAGTACGCTTTACGCAAAAGAGGTTTTAAAAGATGAAGATCTTATTGCTATTGGTTAGAATTTTTTTACAGGAAGAAGGGATAGATATGATGATTAAATTATTTGCGATTGACTTATATTATGGACGTATGGCTTGGTCAAGTTTTGTTAAAAAGGGATTTTCAGAGTTTATTAATAACAAAACAAAAGAGCAACTTGCAATTATGTGCGATGAAGAATTACTTGCTGAAATTTTAGCAAGTTAGTGAGGTAGTCGGATGACAGTAGAACAAGCAGAAAGAATCGCTCAATCACAATTTGTGTGGGCTATTCTCTTTATCTTGCTTTTTATGATTGTGGTTGGTTATCTGGTGCGAACGTCTGATAAGCGTGAGAAAAAGCTAATGGATTTCCATGACCAATCAAAATCAGAATCTAACAAACGTGAAGAGTGGCTCAAAGGTCACTTAGATAAAAATACAGAACAGTTACAGGACATTTCTCAGACCATTGGTGTTGTCCAAAAGGAGATGTCTTATATGAGTGACCGCATTGGTCGTCTAGAAAAAGAGGAGAAATAACATGATTAATTGGAAAGTAAGAATTAAAAACAAAGCATTTTGGTCAGCAATTATTCCAGCAATATTTTTAGTTGTACAAGCAGTTGCAAATGTTTTTGGTTATACACTTGAACTTAGTGATTTAGGTAATAAATTGTTAGTAGTTGTTAATAGTGTGTTTTCAGTACTTGTTATTGCAGGTATTGTTACAGACCCAACAACCGAAGGTCTTTCAGACAGTGAGCAAGCATTGACTTACCACGAGCCAAAAAAATAGGAGGGGACATGCGTGCAATCACTAAAATAGCAATGGTACTAGCAATAGCAATACTGTACATACCGCTTGCAGTGGTTGCTTTTTTTAGTTATCCGATTTATTTACTTTTTGGAAAGGAGGAGTAAATGGCAACTTATCAAGAATATAAAAGCAGGTCAAATGGTAACGCTTATGATATTGATGGGTCTTTCGGTGCACAATGTTGGGATGGCTACGCAGATTACTGTAAGTATCTAGGACTGCCATACGCAAACTGTACAAATACAGGATACGCAAGGGATATATGGGAGCAACGTCACGAAAATGGTATCTTAAACTATTTTGATGAAGTGGAAGTTATGCAAGCTGGTGATGTTGCTATTTTTATGGTTGTTGACGGTGTAACGCCTTACAGTCATGTAGCAATTTTTGACAGCGATGCAGGAGGCGGATATGGCTGGTTTTTGGGGCAAAATCAAGGCGGTGCTAATGGCGCATACAATATTGTAAAAATCCCATACTCCGCAACATACCCAACTGCCTTTAGGCCAAAAGTTTTTAAAAATGCAGTTACTGTTACAGGTAATATAGGACTAAATAAAGGCGATTATTTTATTGATGTATCAGCTTATCAACAAGCAGACTTAACCACTACTTGTCAGCAAGCTGGCACTACTAAAACGATTATCAAAGTATCTGAGTCGCTCGCTTGGCTGTCTGATAGGCATCAACAACAAGCAAACACAAGCGACCCAATTGGCTATTACCACTTTGGACGTTTTGGCGGTGATAGTGCTTTAGCGCAACGGGAAGCAGACTTATTTTTGTCTAACTTACCAAGCAAAAAAGTATCATACTTAGTCATTGACTATGAAGATTCCGCAAGCGCAGACAAGCAAGCTAACACAAACGCAGTTATTGCATTTATGGATAAAATCGCTAGCGCTGGTTACAAGCCTGTTTACTACAGCTATAAGCCATTTACGCTTAATAATATTGATTATCAGCAAATTATCGCTAAGTACCCAAACAGCATTTGGATAGCTGGTTATCCAGACTACGAAGTACGAAAAGACCCACTTTGGGACTATTTCCCATCAATGGACGGCGTGCGCTGGTGGCAATTTACAAGCGTCGGAGTCGCTGGGGGACTAGATAAAAATGTCGTTTTATTAGCTGACGACAATAGCCAAGTGACTGTACCAAAAGCAGATAAACCGCAAGAAGCAGTTAGCTTTAATCAGCGTTTAGATGTTAATACTAAGCTAGATAACTCAAATACGCCGTACTACGAAGCGACTCTAAGCACAGATTATTACGTAGAATCTAAACCAAACGCAAGTAGCACCGATAAAGAGTTTATCAAAGCGGGTACTCGTGTGAGAGTATACGAAAAAATAAACGGTTGGTCACGTATTAATGCACCGCAATCCGACCAATGGGTCGAAGATAAGTATTTAGCTAATGCCACACAAGTATAAAACAGGAGGTAAAGCTCCTTTAGATAAGACAAATGCCCTCGCTTTGCGGGGGCTGTTTTTTATTGCAAAAAATTTCGCATTTATTGACAAAAAGTTCAAGACATGTCATAATGAGGGTGGTTATAGAAGATAAATTTCGTTCATTTATCATCCTTTCTAACCCAACGTCTTCGTTGTTCGTTGAACCCGTAGTGATACGGGCGTATGACTGAAAGCACATCATACGGCTTGGCAGAGCTTAAGAACTGTTCTCTTGCGATAAGCCTAAGAAGCACAATAGAGAGTTAGAGTTTTGCACCTCTAATCGTTAGCCCTGACCGGAGGATATTTCCGGTCCGTGCTTTTTTTATTTTGTAGAAAGTTTTTTGATAGTGGATCTCAAAGAAATAGTTAATGATTATGAGCTAAATTTTTGTGGGAAAAGGTGTAAAGTTGAGACTAATTTTAAGCATTTACCCGAATTTATGATTTTATTTGATATAAGAGATTTGTATCATCTTCTAGGTATTCATAAGTTGAAAACAAAGTATCGCGCAACAAATTGGGTTGAAGCTGTGAAAGCAGATGTTTTCCTCTTATCGAATTATTCAAAACATCCAAATTTTAGAGAAGTTCTTCCTAGAGTCGATAATTATAATTTTTTATATGAAATATTCTATCAGTTTAGAGTTAACGTCTGTATTTTAGATAAGGATTTAACTAAAAATACAATGAAATTGAGTGTTGTTTTTTATAAAGACAACAAGAAGAAATTAGTTGTTGTAGGATTAAAAAGAGATGAGACAGGGGTCTTTAGGCCAGCTACGTTGCATGAGAGCCGAAACAACCTCTACAAGCGAATTCGGCATACTGCTATAAAATCAATAACTTGGATTTAGAACATACCTTTTGTGCTGATTACCTCTATTGACACACTCGCATAATCATGAGATAATCACAGTAGCAAGAATCGCCTGAAAGTAGCAGTAGATGCTGTCAAAGAAAAACTGAAATAAATATTAACCGCTCTCTATTGAGGGCGGTTTTTTGTGTATTATTTAAAGTGATCAATAACTTCATTAGCTAGAGCGTTTAACTCCCTGTACTCATCAACTGTTAAGTCTGATATTGTAAATTTTCTACCACGATTGTCAAGGTTTTCTTGTGTTTTTTGGTCGTATTTCTGATTGCGTGTCACAGATTTCATTATTTCAATGTGAGTTTTTTTCGCTTCATCATTAAATTCTCGTAATCTAAACATTTGAGACACTCCGTCTTTTTCTACTTCAATTAACGCTTCCATTATAAGTATTTTTTGCGGGAGACCTGATGTTGAGTTTTCTACTTTTTTAATAATTTTCTTTGCTGTTGTTTTAATTTTCATTGTGTTGCTCCTCATAACTTTAATAATGTAAACTCTGCTATACCGTTAATTTTAAGAACGTGCGTATTGATCGCTTTATTTTAATTATGTTAATCGCAAAGTTGTGATTTAATTGTAACGCAATTAAAAGCTTATGTAAACATAAAAAGTAAGTATTAACACTTGCTTTATAATTCTTCTCTACGCTTGTTTATTTCATTCGTCAGTTCTTCAAGATCGTCATTAGTTGCATGATTTCTAATAAAAGACCTTGCGGTTCTAAAGTAACTTCTAATTCTTACTTTCTCTTTGTTTTTTTCTCTATATCTTCTGTCTGCTTCGATTTGCTTTTCAACAGTAGAATACCCTTTTCGCTTTTTATTTTCGGTCATTATCACATTCCTTTTTTATAATATTATATAAAATACATTAATCATCTGCAAGACCGTTAGAAAATTCCTTGTTGCTAAACAGTGCAGCAAGTCCGCTAACTTGTTTTAATCTCAATAATTCATCTGCATCCATACCGATATTTTTTAATATCCAAGCGTCTGACATCCCGGAATCCACTAAATCAGCGACAATATTAGTCATCAATCCTATATCGTGTGAGCCTCTTGCTCTATTGTGTCTGATAGTGGAAGCCATTCTGTCAGATAATGGTTTATCAATGACAGTTACTGGTAAACAGCCATTCTCACGCTCGTATATATCTTTGTGTTTAAGCATTGTAGTGTATCGATGGAAACCATCTACAATTTCATATTTATCTATATCTTTTAGATAATAGCAGACGATTGGCATCGTATATCCGTCTTGTTTAATTGATTGGTACAATAATTTCATCTCTGGCGATGCTACACTATTAGGATTGTAGCTGTTAGCTTGTATTTTTTCGATTGGAACAGGTTTGACATTATAAACCGGGCTATAAAATGTTTGCATATTTTTCTATTGCTTCCTTTCTTTTCTTCATTTCGTTTTTTGTTTGGCTAAATCCCATATATTTACACAAGTGGTCATTTTTTAAAATACAAATACACATGCGCTTATAAGTTGGAATTGCTTTAAAATCTTTTATGTCTAAGTCGTCAAGATAATCAAGTTTTACAGCTTTTTTGTTAGTGTTATATCCGTGTGTTCCAAACTCATACTTAATAGATAGTCCATCAAGCTCTTTTATAACTTCGTCAGACAGCACGCCTCCTTTTTCTTTCCAAAATTTTATTGACGTTTCCAGTTTTGATAGATAGCTTTGCTTTGTTTCTTCTGGTAGCGTATCAAGTAAAAATTCCATGTATTCTTTCCATGATAAATGTGCTGGTTTTGTTATCTTTTTCCAACCAAGTGCAGTAGTACCACCATATAGACCCGTGAAATTAACACCATTGACACGACTTACAAGTTTACCCCAAGTATGTGGTTCGATTACCTTATAAAGTTTTAAAGTCTCTTGCCCCTCTGACAAAAACGGACTAGCAACACGCATCTGGTCAATTGACATTCCTGCTTGATAATATAAATCATAGAGTTTATTATACGCAAATCCAAATTTTGCATTAGCTACCCAAATATCTTCAGTTTTCCAGTCGTAAATCGGATAAAAATTATAGACATTTTCTGATATTTTCTTACTATACTTCTTGTTATTGTAATAAGTATCTCTGTCTTTATGTATCGCTCGCCATCGATGCAAGCTCTCTTGTGTCCTTATTCCAACGAGTACAGCAGTTTTTTCAGCTTTTTCTTTATCGTGTATAAAAGTTGATAGTTTTTCTTGAAACTCATAATCCCACATATTTTCCTTAAAAAACGGAAAATCCTCTTTTGTTTTAGCGTTTTCAGGTAGGTCTCTAACCCATATATCTTCCTTGCCTTCCTCCCAAGGCCTCCAAAAATTTTGAAACATAGAAGTGCACGTTGTAACTTTAAAGGGCACACAGATATGATAGACGTTTAAATAGCTTGAAAATTCCTTTTCCATTTTTTCGACATATTCAGTTGTCATCTCGTATTGAGCTTCATAATCTAAGTGCATCAATGTTATTTTTTTATCTAGCTTGTTATCTTTTAAATACTTTAAGGCTAGATTAAGCATTACACCGCTGTCTTTACCACCCGAAAAAGAAATATAAACGTGATCAAAGTTATCAAAAATATATTTTATCCTGCTCATTGCTAAATCATAGACTGTTTTCATTCAATTCCCCCTTATCTATTTTATCAATTATTAACTCTTTTAGACTTTGTTTTTTAAAAATGTTCTCTTTTATCATTCTGTAAACACCTAAATCAGAAGTGAAATAAGTGTATTCAATGTCTCTAGACTGACCTAGACGCTTTATTCTGCTCATTGCTTGGTCAATCCTTGCATAGTCAAATGTTAAACTTGCAAACGCAATACGATTGCAGAATTGTAGATTAAGACCAAATGCTCCAGTCCCAAACGTAAGTAGTAGTGGTTTGTTGTCGTTTTTAAAATCTTCTAGTATTTTTTCTCTGTCTTTTGGCTTAGTTTCACCAGTAATAACGTAACAATCGATTTTATTGCTAATGTTTTTAACTTCTGACAATAGTGTACAAAAAACGATAACTTGCCCTTTTAAATGCTTAGCTATTTCCTCGTGTCTCTTTTTATCATCAAAACAAGCTACAGCTAGATTAGCAAATTGTTGTACAACTGACAATCCATACTCTAAGCTGTTTAGAAGACTTTCTTTTCTTTCCTGGTATTTTTCGTAACATTCATCGCTATAATCTACAGATATTCCTTTTTCAGTTTCTTTCTTGTCAAATTTTAGGTCTGCTTCAAAGATGTAAGGAGCTATTAACTTTCTCATATAATCGATGTTAACATCAGACAACTTCTTAAATTCTCTTACATTAAAACCTTTCTTTTTATATCTGATTGTTTTAAAAAAAGTGCTTAAAAATTCGTGTCTGTGCATGTTAAATATCTTGTAGCTTAAAAACTCCATTTGATTGTAGATATCCCATTCATCTCTTGTGATTGGTGTACCATTTAGTATCAATCGATACTCTGACAAATCCCTAAACTCTAACATTCTTCTGTGGACTTTGCTTGTGTCGTTCTTTATAAAAACAGATTCATCTGCTACAATAAATGGCTTGTAAGCGTTTTTTAGTTTATCTAATATGCGTAAGTACTCTTTGTCTGATGATGAAATGGATTCATATCCAATTACTTCAAATTCTTTGTCTATTCCCCACAAATTAATCTCATCTAAAAGATTTTTTTTGACAGAAAAAGGACACATAAATAACACAAATTCGCTATCTGTTGTCCTAACAAGCTCTAGCGCAACTCTTGTTTTTCCCGAACCCTGTTTCATAAACAATGCACCGACTTTTAACCTTGAAAACTTTTCAATAGCTTTTTGTTGGTCTTCCGTCAATAATACAAAATCACCTTGTGAGTTCATCTAGTACCTCAACTTCTTTTTCGATTTTTACAGGCTCATGCTCTTCGTAGAAACTCTTAGAATTAGAATTATGTTCAACCTCTATGTTTGTCGTTTCAAATTCTAATTCCATATCTTCACTAGATAGGGTAATCTCTTTAGTTTTATTGTAATCTTTATCATCTTTAAAAATATTAAATTCCCATTCATCTGTAAAGCTAAATGTTTTAAAATAACCATTTCCCCTTTCTAAAGTCCTTACCAATTTTGATGGATGCCAAAATTTATAATTTTTGTAATTTGAATTGTTAGGCATCTTAATGAGACAATTTTTTTTGTTCTCATAAATAATATTCATAGAATTAAAGTGAATTTTTTTCCAACTCATTTCACACCTCAAAATTTTTCTACAAGATGGTAAATACCATTTTCAAACTTACAAACAGCCCAACCTTGTACTTTTTCGACAGTAGGACAATGTTCCTCTTCGTCGCCAAAATCCCAATGGTCAGACACACGTAGGCTTCCTTCTGGTTTATATCCCCAATCTATATCTTTAGAAGAATAGAAACTTTCACTATATGGTGATTTACTCCATTCGTCAGTCATGTTTTCCATGATATATATAATTGCTTTGATATGTGATTTATCTATTATATAAATCTCTTCTAAGTAATTAAAAATCTTAGCGTATTTAGCTATAATCTCGTAGTTATCATTTATAAGTTTTAATATTTCTTCATCGAATTCACCATTTTTATCGACAAAGACAAGTATCTCCGTTTGTGTGACTAAAAATTCTTGTGAAGAAGATTGTCTAGCTTCTGCTAGTGCAGATATCTCCTTTAACTGCTTGGTTGCTTCTATCATCATTATATAGCTTTTCCAATTCTTTTTTACTATTGTTTTTTCTGTGCTTACTTTCATTTTAGTAACCTCTTTGCTTATCTTTAAATATATTATAGCATAGTGCATACACTATGTAAAGTGTTTTGTTTTATTTTTTTAAAATATTTATCTTTTTGTCTATCAGAACAGAAAAATTTAAAATTGTCTATTTTTAGGATTTTTTATCGAATAGATAAGTAGGAGGATGAAATATGTTATATATAGATGAGCTACAAGAAGCGATTGATAAAGGCTATATTTCAGGGAACACAGTAGCGATAGTGCGTAAGAACGGAAAGATATTTGATTATGTGTTACCACACGAAGAAGTGAGAGAAGAAGAGGTTGTGACAGTTGAGAGAGTGGAAGACGTTATGAG